AAATATACTTGTAATAAATAGTAGAGTATGTAATAATGCATACTCTACACAGGCAACTAGAAGTAAACAGGCAATACATAGGCAACAGATAAAATGCAACCATATACATACCTTATTGGATGGCCCCAGCTAAACATTAGCTACTATGGCGTTAGATACGCCCAAGATTGCAATCCAAGCGATCTTTGGAATCCATACAAAACTTCATCACACCACGTTAAAGAATTTATTAAAGAACACGGTGAGCCTACGGTTATACAAGTAAGAAAAATATTTACAGATACTCACTCAGCTCGCTTATGGGAAAATCGCGTGTTAAAACGGCTGAAGGTAGTTAGTAGTAATAAATGGTTAAATTGTCATGATAGCATGGCACCTCCAATAAACCTATTAGGCAATCTTGCCATGCGCCGCCCAGAACTTAGGAAAAAAGCCAGTGAGAATAACAAAGGTAGCAAAAATCCAAGATATGGTAAAAAGCAAAAACAGATAACTTGCCCGCATTGTAGTATAACGATAGGGATTAACTCTTATGCCCGCTGGCACGGGGATAATTGCTTATTAAACAATCCAAACGCATTCAGACCCACCAGTGAAAATAATCCAAGTTTTGGAAAAAGTATTTTTGCTGTTGAAGTAACATGTTTGTGCTGTAAAAAAATAGTCGATGTTAGAAACTATGCTAGACATCATGGCATCAAATGTAGAAGCACTTTAACCAGTTTAGTAGTAAACACTGACGACATAGTGTATAATAAGTCGTAAGGCAACATTTAAGGCAACTTAAATCAACATTTTAATCAACTTAGAAAGGCAACATAAAATGGCTAGTCTCTCAGAAATTCGTGCCCGTTTAGCGGCATCAGAAAATAAACAAGGTGGACAATCACAATTTAGTGGTGACAATGCAATCTACCCGCATTGGTCTATGGAAGAAGGTTCTTCCGCAACACTCCGTTTCCTCCCAGACGCAAATACAAAGAATACTTTCTTCTGGGCAGAGCGAGCACAGATTCGTTTACCATTCAACGGTATCAAAGGTGAAATGGATAGTAAACAAGTTATTGTACCTGTACCATGCGTGGAAATGTATGGCGACGCTTGCCCAGTCCTGGCAGAAGTACGTACTTGGTTCAAAGACAAAGCCTTAGAAGAAATGGGCCGTAAGTATTGGAAAAAACGCAGTTATATTTTCCAAGGTTTTGTTCGTGAGAATCCTATTGCGGATGACAAGGCTCCAGCAAATCCAATACGTCGTTTCATTATTGGACCACAAATCTTCACACTTATCAAAGGTGCGTTGATGGATCCAGAATTGGAAGAATTGCCAACAGACTTGCTACGTGGCCTAGACTTCCGTATTAGCAAGACAAGTAAAGGTGGCTTTGCTGACTACAGTTCCAGCAAGTGGGCTCGTAAAGAATCTGCCCTGACTGAAGCTGAACAAGCGGCAATTGAACAGTATGGCCTGTTTGATCTGAGTACATTCCTACCAAAACGCCCAGGCGAAGTAGAATTGAAAGTTATCAAAGAGATGTTCGAAGCAAGTGTTGATGGCCAAAGCTACGATGCTGAACGGTGGGGCCAGTATTTCCGTCCACCCGGTGTTAATGCTCCGGCAGGTTCGGCAACTACTGAATCAGCACCAGCTATGGCAACAGATAGCGGATTTGCCTCAACAGGAACTACAGTGACACCAACTGCCACTGTTAGCGACTTTGATGATGAAGAGCCAGCAGTGGCGGCAACGTCAGTCGAAGCTAAACCTCCGACGCAAAAAGCCGAAGACATTTTGGCAATGATTCGCGCAAGACAAAAACAGTAACTTGAACTAGTCCGGGTGGTAACACTCGGACTAAACTAATTACATAATATGAAATTCTCTTTAGTTTTTGAAAATTCCGGCGACTGTATTCCTTTTACAGTGGTTGCCAATGAAGATGTGTTTGAGTTTTTTGTCAATACGGCAACGGTTAATTCACAAAATGCATTTTCAAACAATAAAAAATTGGCCATGTTGGTTGACAAGCATTTAACCGATCTACACTGGGCCATTTCAAAATCTAATGAGGTATTGTATTTGTTAATTGGTAAATCTTTTGACCAGCACACAACTTTAGATAACTATCTAGACCAAGATTTTTTAAACAAAACTCATGCCGATTGGGTGTTTTCTCAATTTGACACTGTAGATATTGATAAGATGAGGGTTAGTGGAGATCATAACGTAGCAAAAATAGGAAATATATTACACGAACTATACCCAGATGAAATTAGACAAATAAAAGTGGCCCCGGCAATGGAAAAATTAGGGTATTTATACCCCTACGAAGAAGTTAACAAGTCGGTACACAGACTTGAAAAGCTGTTTGTTTTTGATAATTTAGAATTTAGTTCTGATTCTAAGTGGGAAGTGTTTGACAACCCTTTTAGAAAAACTATGACGTCGAATAATGACGTTGTAAATTTTTCGTTTGGTTACACTTATGTTGGAAGGCAGTATTATAATAAGTTTGAATATTTTGATGATGAATTAAAATGTAAAGATCACTATAACTATGAAACTTTGGAATATTCGTTTCAACTTAATTTAAGAAAGCCGCAAACAATTCTGTATAGCAAAGAGTTTTTACAGTGGGTAACGGAGCAAGGTGTAGAACCAATTGCTGCACAAATTCCTATTGCTAATATTGATAATTTAAGTAAAAATTTATTTGAGTATCGAAAAGTAGTATATCGCAATTCAAAAGCTGGCAACAAGGTAACAATTCAACTTTAATAAGAAAGAAGATCATGGCAGGTAAACCATTTGACGTAAGCAAGTTCCGCAAGGATATCACTAAGAGCATTGATGGTCTTAGTATTGGATTTAATGATCCGACAGATTGGATTAGTACAGGTAACTTTGCCTTGAACTATCTCATTTCGGGTGACTTTAACCGAGGTATTCCGTTAGGCAAGGTCACTGTGTTTGCTGGTGAATCTGGTGCAGGCAAATCATATATCTGTTCCGGTAACATTGTTAAGAACGCACAAGATCAAGGCATCTTTGTCATCCTAGTGGATACAGAAAATGCACTTGATGAAAAGTGGTTACATGATCTTGGAGTAGATACGAGCGATAGCAAATTACTTAAACTTAATATGAGTATGATCGACGATGTAGCCAAAGCCATTAGTACATTTATGACAGACTACAAAGCTCTACCAGATGGTGAACGTATGAAAGTGCTATGGGTTATTGACTCTTTGGGTATGTTATTGACACCCACAGATGTAAACCAATTTGAAGCCGGCGACATGAAGGGCGACATGGGTCGTAAACCCAAGGCACTTACATCATTGGTTCGCAATTCAGTCAACATGTTCGGTAGTTACAATGTAGGATTAGTAGCAACTAATCACACATACGCTTCGCAAGATATGTTCGATCCAGATGACAAAATTAGCGGTGGTCAAGGGTTTATCTATGCGTCTAGTATTGTGGTAGCTATGAAAAAAATGAAACTGAAAGAAGATGAAGATGGCAACAAGATCTCCGATGTAATGGGTATCCGTGCCGGTTGTAAAGTAATGAAAACCCGGTATGCTAAACCGTTTGAAGGCATGCAGGTTAAGATTCCTTATGAAACCGGCATGAATCCGTATTCAGGATTAACTGACCTAGCAGAGAAAAAAGGCCTACTTAAGAAAGATGGCAATCGTCTAATGTTTGTAACAAGCGACGGAGAAATTATTAAACAGTTCCGTAAAGCGTGGGAAAGCAACGAAGATGGTTGCTTGGATAAAGTCATGGCTGATTTTGCAAATCAGAAAGAAACAATAAGTACTGAAGAAACCCAAACGGAGGAATAACAATGTCAGTAGAATTAGCCAAGGAAATTTGGAGTGAGTTGCGTCGTCACATTAACACAGTTGACCGTGACGAGGCTGCAGAAACACTGGTTGCAGTGTTGATTGATAATGATGTTGCTGCAGACGAAATTAAATCTGTATTTAAAAGTGAAAGTGATATTAAAAAGGCACTAGCTAGTTATCTCAAAGACCACGCCGAAGAAGACGAGGACGACGAAGAAGAATTTAATGATAATGACGGAGAAGATGAGGATTATTAATGTGGTACAGTAAAGTAACAACCGATTTAGGAAACATTCCGGACTTTATTGCCCATTATGAACGAGAGCTTGAGGAAGCCAAACGTGATTGTCGTATTGGTGGGTTAGTGGAAAAGAACATTACAGCCCTGCCTGGAATCACCGAGCATAGGTTTAACCAGCTACAAGAAATTGAAGCTATCTTAAATTATCTTAACATACAGCTACGCAAGATTCGCCGCAGACATTTCCAAAAGTATCTAGAAGGGTATGCCCGCGCCTTGACCAGTCGAGATGCCGAAAAATATGTAGA